CGCTGCTCATGAAAAGATCTCTAGATCGCTGGCGCAATGTATCAAGATTCATATCTATGTCAGCTTGCGGGCTGCTTGACCACGCCTGCCATCCCTTCATAGAGCGTTTGTACGTTGAGGCACCTGAGCTGGAATATCCTGCGTTCTTTATTGTCGAAAGTGTCTGTCTTGCTATTTCCCGCTTGGCTGCATGAACAGGGCTTATAACTGATAGCAACTTATCGATTATGCTCATTATATATCCCTCAACACTATTCTTTTGGCGCTTCTTCCGGCATTACGCTCAACTATTTCTATTTGAGCTTCAAGCTCCTTGATTGCCTGTCTTATCTGTGCCAGGTCTGCCCGCTGCAGCGTCCTTGTGCCGATCCTGTATGATTGACCCGACAAAACCGCAGCCTCGGCTTCATAATAAAGCTCTAGCCTTGCCTTTAATCTTTCTAGCGTGTCGCCCATATCGTCATACCTCCAGCCCTCTCTTCACGACACCGTATCGCCTCTTTCGCTGCTGGCTGTTGTCCTGCAGTGCCGTGTTGGCCTTACCTATACTGCCTTTTATGCGTTCTTCTATTGCATGGAAGTCTGGGTTTAACAGTTTAAGTGCAGCCAAGTTGTATACCCTCAGGTCAAGCGGTTCATTTCTCTTGTCTTTTGCTATGTTTTCCCAAACGACCACTGTTCTGCCCTTTTGTTTTCTAATCACTCTCTTTTCAGAAATTAAGCCTGCAAAATAATTGGAATCGTAACCTCGGTCTTCGTTTGATGGGAAATGACAATATTTAGGTCCAGGTCTTTCGATCTTTAACCTCTGCATGATCGTAGTTTTTGCGGAATCTACGCCCACCAACACCAAAGGCAACCTGTATTTATTATTTCTGGATATCTTATAGATAACGGGAATACCAGATCCGCCCATGCCACGTATCGGAAATACAGCGCTCGATATTCGTTGAAGGCAATATTTATAAACTTCTTCCGTAAAGTGCCCACCTGAATCAACAGTTGCGCATGATATCACCATGCCAGTTCCATCGTGTCTGACCCATTCTTTTTTGAGCAAGTCATCTATTCTCATCCATGTGCCTTGGTCGTCCGGTCTCCCCCAGACTATTCCTTTTTCTATACCCCATGATTCTTCATCTTTTCCCCATCCCATAACTTCATATTCAAGTCTGTCGTCCTGTGTATCAACGGCGAGCGTAAGGACCAAAACACCGTTCGGCACTTCGGCGTTGTAATGTTCCCGCCTGTCGAGTAGAACGGCTTCGTCTTCTATCTCCCCACGCTCTTCCCACGTCTCGCCCAAAACAGTATTGACAAAGACCTTGTAAAGTTCGGGATCGTCTTTAACTTCAAGAAATTCCTGTACTATCTTTTCCCATGATGACCATGGCGATACAAACGCATTCAGCTTAAAACTTCTAATCTTGCGTTTAATCGCCCCTGGATTGTCAGCAATCCATTTGGCCGGCTGTTTCTTCATTGTGAACTCATCGAATTCTTTGGTGCATGTCGGGCAACGCCATTTAACGTCATTTATCACGTAAATTGTCTTATTACGGTTTTCCTTTTTGTCATATTTAAAGACTATGTCTCTCATTATGATGAAATGATAATTGCCACAACTAGGGCATTGCACGCACCATTTTTCTTGAGTCCCAAGCTCATATTCGAGCTCTATCCTAGACGCCCCTTTAATCGTAGGCGTTGAGGTATAAACGTGCTTCCTGTTCCAAAATGTCATAGTCCTGCGCTCTGCTAAGGCTATCGGATCTCCTTCGCTGCCAGCACTCGTAGGATATCTGTCGACTTCGTCGCAAAGGAGTATCCTAATCGGCCTGCTCGCTAATCCTGCAGGGCTGTTAGCACCGCCTATAGCCAAAAAACCACCGGGGAACACCTTCATGAGGATTGTGTTATTAATATCTCGCGTCTTGGAGTCCGAAACCTTTGCCTTCAGCCTTTCTGTCGCCGAAAGCATAGTAGATATGCGCCTCTTTGAGAAATCCTGGGCAGTTTCAAGCGTAGGCTGAACCAATAAAATAGGCCCGGGATCAACGTCTATGTAGTAGCCCATGATGTTTAACAGGACTTCGGACTTCCCGACTTGGCTTGACGTCATGGCCACGACCTTTTCGATATTCGGATTTACAACGGCATCCATAATTTCACGCTGATATGGTGCCCTGTCCGTTCTCCATTGGCCTGGTTCTGCTGAGGATTCAGGCGCAAGCCTTCTGTATTGATCTGCCCATTGGCTTACTGTCAGTTTAGGTGGCGGTGCTACCGCTTTCGCTATCTTCGAGAACAGATCCGTCGTCGCTTTCGTCGTCGCCATTGTCTTCACCACCTTCGGCAAACAAGCATGGAGAATAATCGCTAAGCTCAGTTAATGCTTCGTTTATTTCCGAAGCCAGAACATCGTTAACTTCTGCAATGCTCTTAAGGCCGATGATTTTGGGTGAAATTTTTTGTGGCAATGCCAATAACCTGTTTTTAAAGGTCGTGAGCATGTCTGTCATCACAAGTTCGACAGTTGCGGCATCATGCATCTGGTTCTTTAGCTTTGCTAACTGCAGCTCTGCCATTTCCCTCTTGGCAGCTTCATGTTTTGCCTTTTCTTCCCAGTATATTGATTTTGATTCCTGCTCTTCAGGATCTTTTTTGCCGCTTCGCAAAAACTCAATGTATCTGTTGACGTTCTGTTCAAGGGGCCAACGCCCTGGAGCCCGTTTTTCGAGTACTCCTTCTGTGGCCAATTGATTTACATATCTGCGTGTAACCCCAAATAATTTTGCTAAAACGTCCGTATTTACAACAATGCCAGATACATCTTGTTTTACAGCCATATATCACACCTCTGCAATAAAAACGCCAACGTAACTATTTATCACGTTGGCGTGAAGGAACCCCAGGTGAAAAATTTTTGTACCTAGGCAAAAATCGGGGCTCGCCAGCTTCGCTAGCTTCTATTCCACCAGAAGGACCCGTAAAACAGCTTATTTAATAGATACCAATACTATTATGTATTATTATACATAAAACATACTCTCAATTTTGCCAGGATTCTGCCAAGATTACATATAATTAACCGTCCTCCTCATTATTCGAATAATAATGCATGATTCTTCTTATCCTGCACTGTACCCATTTATGTTTACGTTTTTTTCTTTCTCGACCCAAATAAGCATCGAGAATGGCAGGATTAAGCGCTAATCTAAAGTACGCATTTGGGCTTTCCGGACCCTCTGGTATTACGTCCCATCCTAACCGAAACACTGCTTCAATCAAGGCCCCATTGCTAGCAAGACCGCTTTTAGTTTGTACAATATCCTTAAGAACATCGGATCTCATTTTATAATTAATGTAGTATTGTCGCGGACGAGCATATTCAAGCAACCATGCCATACAATTCTGTACAGTCGCCACGTCAGGTGGCATTTCATTAAGCGATTCTCCTTTGTCTAAAATCTTTTGTCTAAGACACTGGGATAATAATCCTTCTTCTGTTATTACATATTTAACACCATCATATGTAAAACTAATTTGCATTATGTTCACTTCCTCTTAATTTAAAGCTGCCTCCTCGGCAAGCTTTGCTAAACCTCGGCCGTCTAAGATGTCGTCGACTTTTACGCCCAAAGCATCGGCAAGCTGTTTCCTCCGCCCTGGGGGGACACAAACCCTTCCCCTTTTCCATTCGCATATTGCGACATCAGTAACGTCAAGGGACCTGGCCAACGACTTGTTTGAAATACCTTTAAGACTCATTACTTTTGTTATTTCTGTTTGCATCATGTTCACCTCCTATTTTTTGGCTGTTGACAGCCTTCAATTTAATGGTAAGATTCTAAGTAAACAAAAGCTAGCAACACAGTTCCAAATTAGTTCCAAAATTGGTTCAGATTTATAAGGCATTCAAAGACATTTACATCCCAAACGGGCCAAGGATAAATGGGGCACATCTTTCAACTGCTTTTCTCCTTTGCCTATAAAACTCCCTCTCAGAAATAGCCAATTCTTCGATTACAACATCCCTATCAAGCTGATTGAAATAATAAAGAGATACGAGGCGCTGCAAATGCTTAGGAAGGGCTTCATACGCATACTTAATAGCTTTAACTTTAGTTTGCAATAATTGATATTCCGGATCTTTTTCTTTTAACAATAAAATCCTTTCTTCGATGGATGTTGGCGAGTTTGTGCTGCCAAGCTTTATAAAACCATCCGAACAATTGCATTTGCTTTTTATAAATTCCTCTCTCAAGCTAAGTTGCTTGGTAAGCGCATGATAATTAAATAAAATGCTTTCAACAGCACGAAATAAATCTCGCTTCATTCGCCTGCCTCCATTCTTGCCTTCTTCAGAATTTCAAAGAAGGCATCGGCTTCAAGGATAACAACGGGAGGTTTTCTGGACTGCTTGCAAACCAGGAGCCAATGCGTCCCTTCCGCTTCGTTGGCTTTGGCCTGTTCAATCCATTTAGGTACGCTCCAGCGCTCCTGGAATTTACATTCAATGCTAAAAGGGAATATGTCTAAAACTTGGCTTTCAAGCCTGACGTCAGCCCCGCTTTGCCCCATTGGCCTGGACTCGATGGGTCTATCTTTTCCCCATTCAAAGCCTGTCAGTTCCGCTATCTTTTTACAGACCCATCTTTGAAGCGAACGTCCTTTTGCTTTGGCCGACTTGGGTTTCATTTGCGGTCTGCCTCAAATATGTAATCCTGCATCTGCTGAATGGTAAAGGACTCAAGATATCCTGCCTTGCTGCGAAATATGAACATTGGCTGCCTTTTTGTATTGTATATTACGCTGTCGAAATACATGGATCTGACGTTTTCAGATGTTGTCCCTGTTTTGGGTTTTATTATATATTTCATACCTTTATGCAGCTTACGTTCCATGTTTTTGGACAGTTTAAGCCATTCATCAGCTTTATTGAGCCCGGCGCTGCTGCTTGATGCTATAAAGTTAATCCAGTCGTCATTAAACAAAGACTGCTTGTTCTTCATCGTTATGCCAAGCTCATATCTCTTTGATCTCACTGCCGTCCAGGAACGGCCGATGGCTTTGCCTATCTCCTCGTCGCTTAATCCCTTTCGTGCAAGATCACATAATTTTTTTATTTCATCGCCTGTCCAGTACCACACCTCCTTCTTTGGTTCGTTCTTTTTTTTGCGCTGCCTGCACTTCAAAGTACGCGTATCTTTATATGCCAAGCGCCGCAGCTCACGGAGATGTTCTATGACATCATCGCTTATCTGCATCTCGGCCACTCCTAAAAGGGAATATCGGCATCAGGCAGGCTGTCATCTGAGAATTCCTGTATCTGAGCCTCTTCAGGCATGTAAGCAGCCGAATCTGCCGTTTTCTTGACGTAAACAGGTCTGTATATCTCTGTAGCTATGATCTCCGATATCTGCTTCTTCTGCCCTTTACTCTCATAGAGCCT